AAAAGATTCAATGATGTAGTTGAAAAAGTAAAAAGATATACAGGTCAAGAAGACGTAAGAAGTCAGAATGCTTTGATGGGTTTACAAATGGCCATGATGGGTGCTGTTAGAGACGTTATAGGGATTCAGACAAGGAATAAAGAATATTTAGAAAATTTGGCGGTAGATTTGGTAAGAAAAGAAATGGGTGTAAGACCTGACCAAGTCAATTATGATGCTAAGTTGGTAATGCCAGGGCAAATTGATATGGCAGGTTTTTCCAAACAAGGTGAAGAACCTGAACAAGAAGATTTGGAACAAAATTTTGGCCAACAAGAAGAAGATATTGAAGACTTCATGACTGCGTTCGAAAGATTCGATATTGAAAAGGCAAAGAGAAGATTTATTAACGCACTAATTCAAGGTTCATCCAAAAAAGGTCACTATATGTTTGAATTGGTTAGAGATGAACTCGACCGAATTGATGAAAATCTTCTAAATCTTTATGGTGTCTTAATGTCTGTAAACGATTTGATGTATTGGGTATTACCTGACCAAGCGTTTGACATGATGATGAATCAAGGTGGTATTGCAGGAAAAGAAGAGGTTGATATTGAAACTGACCCACCAACAGTAAAAGCTCGTGGAGTATTTTTCCCTGTATTAGTACACGAATTAATCAAAGGAACCATGGAAATTTTGGGAACTCAGGGTTTGCCTGATGACCCTAAACAAGCCGAAATGGTAATGGCATCAACCGATACTTTGGCAAATGAAATTTGGGATTTGAGACTTGGTCCAGTCCTGTGGGAAAAGTTCATTGAGGCTTATCCTGAACGTTTGTTTGACGAAGATAAACGATGGATACAAAACTATCTATTTGCTCGTTTCTCAGCACTTTCTTCTGAAGAATTTTTCAAGTTAGCAAAAGCAATCCTAAAAGGAGATGTGAATGCTACTAAAATTCTTGACAGAATGATTGATGAAATTGTACAACATTTGAATCAAGTTCATGACGATGAAGATTATTCAGATGATGATGAGGATACAACCGAACCTTCATCCGATGATGACGACGACAATTTGGATGACTTGGACGACTTTTTGGGTAGTTTAGGTATCAGTAGAAGCTGAACTTAACTATATGGGTCTTTCCCGTGAACAATTATTATTAGAATACACGAAGTGCATGCAGAATACTCCGTATGCGCTTCGAACTTATTTGCAGACATACGACAATACCCAATCGAGGTATGTTCCGTTAGAACTATTCCCTGACCAAGTTAGGTTAGTAGAAGATTACGATAGTTTTAATGAAAATATTGCCCTGAAATACCGACAAGCGGGTGTATCAACGGTTACCGCAGCATGGGCAAGTAAGAAACTTGTATTCGCTAGAAAAAACAAACCAGAAAAGGTTTTGATTATTGCCAATAAATTGGATACCTCTGTAGAATTTGCCAACAAAATCAGGGAATTTACAGACCAATGGCCTTCGTGGGTTGGAGTGACTTTTTCCAACGACAAAAATGCCGCAAAACACTACAAACTCACAAACGGATGTGAAGTTAAGGCAGTTGCAACATCTAAAGACGCATTACGTGGATATACCCCCACGATTCTTATATTTGACGAGGCGGCGTTTATCGATGCTGACAGCGATTTCTGGGCGGCTTGTATGGCGTCACTATCCACAGGTGGTAAAGTGATTGTTATATCCACACCAAACGGATATGACCCCATCTACTACGAAATCTATGAACAAGCAAATCGTGGAATGAACGATTTTAAGATTACTGAGATGTATTGGTATCGAGACCCAAGATATACCAAAGATTTGTACTTGGTAAAAACTGATGATATTGTTCATTATTTTCTAAACAGAGAGGAATATAAAAATGAGAAAATTTTAGATTACTCTGACGTAAATCCATTTGAAAGAAATTTTGCCGAATTAGTAGACTTGTTCAAACAAGGGTGGAAACCATCCTCATCTTGGTTTGAAGCGATGGTGAAAAAGTTGAAGTATGACAAACGTAAAGTCGCTCAAGAATTGGAGTGTAATTTCCTCGGTTCAGGTGACAACGTTTTTGACTCAAATTTACTCAAGAATATCACCGATAATTTAGTTCAAGAACCCCCCACCAAAATGATGAGTGGTGGTCTGTGGATTTGGAAAGAACCAGAAGTTGGTCACAAATATATTATGGGTGTTGACGTTTCTCGGGGAGATTCAGAAGACTTTTCCACCTTCCAAATTTATGATTTTGATGACAGGGAACAAGTTGCGGAATATATAGGTAAAGTTCCACCTGATGTTTTAGCTGAAATTGCCTATAAATGGGGGAATATGTATAAAGCCTTTATTGTTGTGGATATCACAGGTGGGATGGGGGTATCGACTTCGAGGAAATTACAAGAACTTGGTTATAAAGATTTGTATGTCGATGGAGTAGAGTTTGGTAATAAATGGAAGTATGACCCAAAAATGGATTTGAAGATTCCGGGTATTAACTTTAACTCGAAACGTGTTCAAATAATTGCATCTTTTGAAGAAGGGTTAAGACATGGATTAAAAATTAGGTCTTCACGATTATTGAACGAGATGAATACGTTTGTTTACATCAATGGTAGACCAGACCACATGAAGGGGCAACATGATGATTTGATTATGTCCTTGGCAATGGCTGTGTATGTTTCTGACTCATCGTTTTCCCAATTGACAAAGGTATCTGAGCAGGCCAAAACTATGTTGGAATCATGGACGGTTCAATCATATGAAAAACCACAAGAAACATACTTCAACCCATCTATTTCGAATAATAACTTCAAAAGGAATGTTGCATATCAAAATGAACCTAGCAAAAGCGATTATGAAAAGTATTTATGGTTATTCGGCGGTGGCAAGCGTTGATAAAATATTGGCTTGATGTAATTTTTGTATGATGGCAGAAAATGAAAAAAATTTAACAGTTTGGCAGAGGTTATCCCAAACTTTCGGACCCAATTCTTTATTGGGTCAAGATATTCCTACGTATCAATACGACAAAAAAGTTTTATTGAGAACTACGGACAAAGACGAATACGAAAAACAAAAATTACAAGCTCGTCAAACTTACTATTTGTCTCAACAATGGGCAAAAATTGAGAATAATTTATACTCTCAAGCAATTTATTATGAACCAACAAGATTGGCTTCATATTACGACTACGAATCAATGGAATACACTCCCGAGATTTCTGCCGCTTTGGATACCTATGCTGAAGAATCTACCACTGTGGATGAGAATGGATACATGTTACAAATCTATTCTGACTCACCACGTATCAAATCTATTTTGGGTGATTTATTTAACAATGCTTTGGATATCAACACCAACCTTCCCATGTGGACAAGAAACACTTCGAAATATGGTGATAACTTTGTTTTCTTAAAATTGGACCCAGTCAAGGGTGTTGTTGGTTGTTTACAACTACCAAACATCGAAATTGAAAGAATTGAAGTAGGTATGAGAGGACGAGCAACTTCAGGGTTGGGTGGTGCTCCTACAACAACAGATGCTAGAAGTTTAACTTTTACGTGGAAAAACAAAAACTTAGAATTTAATAGTTGGGAGATTGCTCACTTTAGATTGTTGGGTGACGATAGAAAATTACCTTATGGTACTTCCATGTTGGAAAAAGCTAGAAGAATTTGGAAACAACTGGTTCTTTCGGAAGACGCTATGTTGGTTTATCGTGTATCAAGAGCACCCGAGAGAAGAGTTTTCAAAGTTTACGTGGGTAATATGGAAGACCAAGACGTTCAACCATACCTACAAAGGTTTGCACAACAATTCAAAAAAGACTCTGTCGTAGACCCTCAAACAGGAAACGTAGATATGAGATTCAACCAAATGGCGGTTGACCAGGATTTCTTTATTCCAGTTAGAGACCCAGCAGCTCCAAATCCGATTGAAACCTTGGATGGTGCGAAAAACTTATCAGAAATCGCCGACATTGAATACATTCAAAAGAAATTATTGACAGCACTGAGGATTCCAAAGGCGTTTTTGGGATTTGAAGAAGTTGTGGGAGATGGTAGAAACTTATCTCTACAAGACATCCGTTTTGCCCGTACAATCAATAGGATTCAAAAATCTATGATTGCCGAGTTAAATAAGATTGCAATTGTTCATTTGTTTTTATTGGGATTTGAAGACGAACTTGGTTCGTTCCAACTTAGTTTGACAAATCCATCGAAACAAGCTGATTTACTTACCATAGATGTTTGGAAAGAAAAAATGTTATTGTATAAAGATGCCGTGACAGCGGTAGATGGTATTGCACCTGTTTCACAGACATGGGCTAAAAAACATATAATTGGTTTCTCAGATGAAGAAATCAAATTGGATTTACAACAACAGAGAATCGAAAAGGCCGTTGCAACTGAAATTCAAAATACTCCTAACGTGATTACCAAGACTGGTTTATTTGATAATATTGATAAACTTTATGGAGGTTCTACAACCGGGGCAACGGCGAGTAGTGATACGGGTATTGATGCTGGATTGGGAGAATTACCTACAGAAACTCCTATCGAGTCACCCACGGAAGGAGCTCCCGCAGAAATTACACCTGAATCTACAAATAAACAAGACAAGGTCATTTACGATTCAGAAAACTTGGGGACAATTATGGAAATTGATTTGGATAAAGGAAGACGTTCTTTGGGTGAAATAGAAGAGCGTCTGTCTAAACTAATTAACTAATATATTTATAGTAAAATATATCAAATGAACTTCGGAGAAATTTTATCTAAAATTGAGTCAAAAATGGTATCGTCATACGTGAA